AAAGAAAAAATATCAAACTGGCTTTACAGCTTCAGCTTTTGATCTTCTACACGCTGGCCATATCGCAATGCTTCAAGATGCAAAATCTGTATGCAATCACTTGATTGTTGGGCTGCACATAGACCCTTCAATTGAAAACCCTGATAAGTCAAAGCCGATCCAATCTCTTATAGAGCGTCAAATTCAAATCAATGCCGTAAAATATGTGGATGAAGTTATCTGTTACTCCACAGAGGATGAGCTTTTGGGAATTCTGCAAACCATGCCAATTGATGTCAGAATTATAGGTGAGGAATATCAAAACAAAATTTTCACCGGAGATAGTGTAGATCACCACATATATTTCAATAAAAGAAGGCACTTCTATTCCAGCTCTGATTTAAGATTTGAGCTTTTGCAGAGGGCTATTGCGGAAGCCATGAATGAAGAGGAAGAGGAGCGCAAACGCAAAGGCATGGAAAAGCCTGAAAATATGTGATAATGGTGATGGTATGACGATCAAGATTGATGATGGGCTTAAACAAAAGATCAAAGATGAATTCCTGCATGGGTTCGTTGATGAAAATGGTGTCCGAAAGTATCTATCAATCAAGGCTCTTGCTGATCGACATGGCGTGTCTCATGTCTCACTCCATAGGAGGTCTTCGTCTGAGGACTGGCAGTCTCAAAAAAACAGGGTTCAAACTGAATATGAGAACGCTGTGGCAGAGCGAAGAATGATGCAAATGGTTGAATATGGCGCAGAGCTAGATGACCAATCAATAAAAGTTGCTTTTAAGATGATCGAAGATGCTGGTCGAAGGATTTTAGAGGACCAGCAAAATAGAGAAATGTTGGAAAGCATATCTGAAATTGATGTTGATGAAGACCGGGAAATAGCTTTGGCTAAATTCAGGATTACTTCAAAGATACTAAGGCCGCACGACATGACCAGTATCTCCAGCACTGTTAGCAATGCGCAGAAAATTGGGAAACTTGCACTGGGTCAGGCGCAGGAAATAAGCAAGGTATCGGCAAATGTTACAACACCAGAGAGCCTTCGAGAAGTTATCGAAGAGTTGGATGAGCTTGCCAGAGCCAAGTCATCTGGCGCACAGCACACTTTACAGTGATTGGCTAAAAATGGCCCGTCCTCAGCAATTAACCCCAAAGGGTGATTGGGGCTTATGGCTCATTCTAGCGGGGCGTGGGTGGGGTAAGACGATGGTTGGGGCATTTGATACAATGATCTATGCTTTGAACAATCCAGAGAGCCGATGTGCAGTTGTGACGCCCACATTTGGCGATTTGAGGCGAGTGGCCTTCGAGGGTGTTTCTGGAATTATGAATTGGATACCTCAAGAGTGTCTCTTAAAGGGCCGTGGGCAGGGATACTCAAGCTCTGCCGCTGAGATTAGACTTTACAACGGATCAATCATTCAGGGTTTTGCTGCGATAGAACCGAAGCGTCTTCGTGGCCCACAGTTCCATAGGGCTTGGTGTGATGAAGTTGCCGCATGGCAATACCCCGAGGCTTTCGATCAACTGATGTTTGGGCTGAGACTTGGTGACAATCCCCAGTGTGTAATCACAACAACCCCTGCGCCAAATAAATTGACGAAATCGCTTATTAAAAGAACGAATACCGTAGTCACTCGCGGCAGCACGTTTGATAATGCACAAAATCTTTCAGATACGGCCATTCAACAGCTTAAAGAAAAATATGAGGGAACCAGAATGGGTCGCCAAGAGCTTTATGGTGAGCTATTGGAGGACATTGAGGGAGCCCTTTGGAGTTGGAACATGATCGAAGAGGCTAGGGTTAAGCCTGAGCAAGTACCTGATTTGAAAAGAATTGTTGTTGCCGTTGACCCAGCCGTAACTAATACTGAAAGCAGCGATGAGACTGGGATAATCGTTGCAGGTATTTGTGCAAATAAGAACTTTTATGTCCTCCAAGATAAGAGCTTGAGGGGTAGCCCGGACACTTGGGCCAGAGAAGCTGTCCATGCTTTTCAGTCTAATAATGCAGACAGGCTGGTTGCTGAGGTCAATAACGGTGGAGATTTGGTTGAAAGAGTGATAAGAACTATAGATAGGCAGGTGCCCTATACAGCGGTCAGGGCAAGCCGAGGAAAGATTGTAAGGGCAGAGCCCATTGCCGCGCTTTATGAGCAGGGCAAGGTGCACCATGTTGGAGAGTTTAAAGAGTTGGAAGATCAATTGACCACCTTTTCCCCAGATGGAAAGAAATCTCCAGATAGGCTAGATGCGCTAGTCTGGGCTTTAACTGATTTGACCCAAAGAACCGGGCAAGCAATATGGAGAATAAGCTGATGGGCCTCTTAGATAATATTAGACAGGCTTTTTTGCCTACTCAATTTGAAGTTAAACAAGCGCCCAAGGTTTACATTTCTGGGGGCTCTATGTTCTCCGGCTCAAAGAAAAATGGCTTCAAGGATTATGCGACAGAAGGATATCAAGAAAACGCAATTGTTTTTCGTTGTATAAATGAAATCGCAAACGGTGCGGCTTCAATCCCTTTTAAGGTTTTTCAGGGAGATGTGGAGCTTGAACAGCATCCGTTGATCTCTTTGTTAAAACGTCCCAATCCAACTCAGGCGGGGATTGAATACTTCCAATCTCTTTATAGCTATTTGCTCCTAAGCGGTAACAGCTACGCGCTCTCAAGCGCAGTCAGCGGGGTTCCGAATGAACTTTATATTTTGAGGCCCGACAGAATTGAGATCGAGCCCAGCGAGACAGCAATTCCAAAGTCATACAAATACAAATTGAATAATCAGGTTGTTGCAAAATACGATGCTGACCCCTTCACAGGTCAATCGGAAGTCAAGCATTTTAAGTTATGGAACCCATTGGATGATTACCTTGGGCTTTCTCCCATGATGGCAGCGGCGTCTGACTTAGATCAACACAATATGATTGCCAAACATAATGTTGGACTATTGCTGAATGGGGCCCGTCCATCTGGGGCCATTGTTTTCAAGCCAAAAGACGAAAATGGCAATATGACAATGCTGAGTGATGGACAAAGAAAGCAAGTAGGGGATGATTTACAAGGTCATTTCTCTGGAACAAAAAACGCTGGTCGGCCAATGTTGCTTGAGGGTGATTTTGACTGGAAAGAAATGGCGTTGTCTCCAAGAGACATGGACTTCCTTCAGAACAAGAACATGGCTGCAAAGGACATTGCTCTTTGTTTCGGAGTTCCATCTCAGCTTATTGGCATCCCAGACAGTCAAACTTATGCAAACGTACAAGAGGCCCGTCTGGCTCTATATGAAGAGACAATCATTCCTCTCGCACGGCGGATTGAGAGTGATTTGAATGAGTGGCTGGCACCATCATTCGGTGATGATATTCGCATCGAATATGACATTGAAAGCATCCCGGCTATGACAGAGCGCCGCCGCCGCATTTATGAGAATGTTACATCTGCGGTTCGTGAGGGTATCATTAGTCGAAATGAAGCTCGTGATCGCCTTGGATTGGAGCCTATTACTGGTGGGGATGAAGTGTTTATTGCTGCAAATCTATTCCCTCTTGGTGGTCCAGAAGTGGCTCAAGATGAGGGGCAAACACCCGAAGAAGCCGGGAAGTCGGCTTATGGCGAGTTAAAACTAGATCAATACCCGGACGGTGATGAGGTTCCAGATGAGCTTCCAGACGCTTATCAAATGGGTGATGGAGATGAGCGTTGCGGTAATTGTCGCTATTACGATGCTGGTGAGTGTTCACTGTTCGACGCAAAGGTTCGCGTTCAATATGTCTGCGCCCGTTGGGCAGAGGTTCAGGGCTCTGAGGAAAAAGCTGAAAGCGATGTCGATACTGTTCCGACAGAGGCTATGGCAATCAATGGTCAAAGAGCGCTTGATATGCGCAAAGAATTTGGTCGCGGAATGACCCGTGTTGGTGTTGCCCGTGCCAACCAACTTATCAATCGTGAGAGCTTATCGCCCGATACAGTTCGCCGGATGAAGAGCTTTTTCGCCCGTCACGAAGTGGACAAGCAAGGTCAAGGCTTCAATCGCGGTGAGGCTGGATACCCAAGTGCCGGGAAGATCGCATGGCTTGGCTGGGGCGGTGATGAGGGCCAATCATGGGCCAATCGCAAGGTATCGGAGCTTGATAAAGAGCGTGAAAAGTAAGACGATTAGGGCTGGTAAATAATTGAAACCTTCTCTCGAATTGGCTCAAAAGATAGATGGTCTTTGCTTTAGGGTGGATCGCCTAATTAATGAAATGAGTGGCTCCGCATCTTTCCCGCAGAGCCAAAGTAGAATTGAGATTTTGGAGCAACATTTTTCGGTATATCCAGAGAAAGAAATTAGGGCAGTGCTGTTGCTATTGGAGCCGCGCATAATTGAACCAATGAACGCTCCAGTTCTTCCCTAAAGTGGGGAGCTTAGGCTCCCCGGTTCCATTATGCGTTTTCTTTTTCTCTGGCCAGTTTGTCTGCCGCCGCCATTATGACGGACAGCGGCGTGAACTTACCTGCAAGGTAATAAAAGCATCGTGTGAAAGTGGTGTTGTATTCATTGGTGACTTGGTGAGGTGTGACACTCACGGGCAAACCGCCAAACAAGCGGCCAAGCTCAACAGCCTCATGGTACTGAGCCATGCGGCGCTTGATTAAATCAACCACAACCTCTGTTACTTCATTTTGCTTCGATGTAACCCGATCATTCTTTGGGGCTGGCTTTACGACTGGAAGCTCTTTCAGTAAGGCGCGAAGCTCTACCAATTTATCCAAGTCGTGCCCCTGATCGTCACTGAATAAGTGCAGGTGTTTGGTGCGAATTTGATGCAGGTCAAATGGAATATCCCAAATAGAAAAGCCTGATGCGTAAATGTATTCTTTATTGCCTTCACGAATTTCCTCGTAAGCTCTGTTCAGGTAGCCCAGTGCTTCTTTCTGATGGGACTTGGCGGCAAAGGTTTGATCGTCTTGGACTTGGCCCATTGCGAGTGTGACCCAATCTTGAACTGTCTTTTGCTTGATAAACATTTTGGTTCCTCCGTTTGCTATATACGTTACTTATTTTATCTAAAATGATAAGTCAATCATCATTTACGTTAATTATTTTAACGAGGAGGGTTGACGATTATTTTTTTAATTTATATATTCTTTATATCAACTCAGTCTTGAAAGGACACTCGACATGGAAATTCTGGTTCAACACGCACAAATGGATCGCAAAACTGGTGAAGTTGGCGGCTATACAGATGTTGCTCTGGTAAGTGCTTCTGCACATGACAGCATCACAGACGCGCTTGAGTATGCTTATCGCTACACAAACAATGTGATGGGCAGTTGGTCTATTAAGAAGAAAATTCTTTTCATGCGTGATGGCGCTGAAATTGAAAACGGCGATTATAATGAGAACGTAACAGTTCTTCATAATCGCCCGGACGGCATGGGCCAGCGTTCCACCATGATGGGTGATCGCATGATTGTTGACGGAAAAACCTACCGTGTGGCAATCGCTGGCTTCAAAGAAGTCGCATAATCAACCGGGGAGC